TGTCGGGTTTTGGAGACTAATCCCGACACGACTGCGGCCTGGACGTACGACGGGGTAGACGCTGCTCAATTCGGAGTACAGGTGGCTTAAGTGACATTACGAGTTACGCGACAGTATGCCGAAGTCCTTGGCCCTGGTGACGGGTTGGCTAGGGTCACGCGCCAGTACGTCGAAGTGTTGGGCAGTGCTACCATCCAAGCGGTTTCCGTAACGGACTCACTGGGACTGGACGACTCGACCGGTTGGCACGGGGATTGGAATTTCTCCGTCGTTGACACACTGGGAGTTGTCGACTCCGAGGACATGCGAGGGCCCGTGTACACGCGGCTTGCGCATGTGCTCGAACTGGAGCAAGAGGCTTTTGTTCATGTGTCTGTGGTCAATCTGTCGGTTTCCGACCCCCTTGGTTTAGCAGATCGTGCGAATCGGGTTATTCCCCTGTTGGCAAGTAACGAGTTGGCTCTGGAAACCGTGGGAGACAAGTGCAACGCCGCGGATAACGCCCTTGTGTTAGTCCAGACGGTCTCGATCGGTAAGGGAAAAGATGTTGAGCAACTGCTTGGGCTTACGCAGACAGTGGTGGCCGAAGGGGCATTTTTGCGTTGGGTGACCACGATGCTGGGACTCATCCAGTCAGGCACCTATCAGCTTGAGGGTCCGTCCTGCCTCGTGCGGCAGTACCGGCCGTTCGTCGGCTTCAGCGGCGATGAAGGGACCACTCCGCCGTCCGTCACGTCGCCTATATTGGCGGATGCCACCCTTACGCTGACCTATCCCTACGTATCGCCGACGTTGACCGTTGTGCTACGGAACCCTGATTTTGCCAACAAGGATAACCTGACCTTCAATCGTGTCAATCGGACGACTCGCGGCGGCATCTTGATCGTATTTGCCGATCCGAACTGGCCAAAGGTGCAGAAACTTTCCGTGCAAGTCAGCGCTCTGCGGTCGCCTCAAGTCGCTGATCTGCGGACATTCTTTGCCCTGTCTCTTGGAAAAGAAGTCGGTTTGTTGGATCACGAGAACCGACAGTGGCGGGGCATCATCATCAATCCGGATACGCCGATACTCAATCCTGAACACGGGGACTACTCGGTGTCGTTCGAGTTTGAGGGTGAATTATGTTGATCTTACAGGCGCCTTGGCCAGGGTTGATGACGACAACGGTGTTGCCAAGTCCGGAGTTCAATGACTCCGAAGCCAAGCAGCATACGGTCGTCATTAAGCAGGCGATGGACGGCACACGGTACACGCACGTTCATACGACTGATGGCCGGCACAAGTTGATGTACCAGATCAATATGTCCCGCATGAAATCGCTCGAACTGCGGGCGTTTCTCCAATCGTATTATCGCTCCCAGATTCGATTGACCAACCACAAGGGCGAGGTCTGGCGAGTCTGGTTCACGAGCAATCCCTTCGAGTTCGACACGGTGGAGAGGGCCGGCGGGCAGCCTGGGAATGAGCGCGTAGCGATTACCCTCGAATGCGAAGGCGTGTTGGTTTCTACCCCGGCGACGCCTAGTTGCTAAGGGAGAGTGATTCATGCGTAATGTTACGGCCGCCCAAGCGAAACTCGACGCCCAGTACGGCACCGAACCCATCTTGATCGTCGAAATCCAATGGGTCGATGGCGGGCAGCGCTGCGCCTACGCCGATCGCAAGATCACCGCTTCGATCCTCGGGCAGATCGTGGAGATCGGCAACATCGACTCGGCCATGAAGACCGATGGTAGCAGCGATTCCAGCCAGGTGAAGTTGACTCTGGATGATACGGACGGCGCGATCAAGGCGATCTGCGACAGTCACGACCTGCACAAGCGCCCCGTCTGGGTCTACCAATGGTTCGACGGACTGAGCCTCTCGGACAAGTTCCTGTTGTTCAAGGGGGAGATCAACAGTCCCTTCTCCTGGAACGAGGGGGATCGCACGGTCAGCTTCGACGTGACTACCAAGATCGAGGACGTGGAGGCGGGCTTTTCGATGGAGGAGGGGGACTTCCCTGTGATCCCGCCAGACGCCTTGGGGAAACCCTGGCCGCTGGTCTTCGGCTCGGTCTGCGACGTGAAGGCCACCCAGGTCCGCGCGCCCCGCTACGGCATCCTGCAAGCGGGAGAGGCGATCCACGACTACACGCTCGAATCTCGTATCTGCCAGGCCAAGTACATCCAGTGCGCGAACGTCCCGTTGGGTGAGTCGGACGTGGTGACAGCTTCTACCATACTTACTCCTGGAGTATCATCGTCGGACCCATGGATTTTTGATGCCGCGAAACAACAGAACTGGGGACCGGATCAGTCTTGTGTGGAGGATCGCTTCTACATCATCTGCGATCTGATGTATCAGTTGCAACAGCAGGTTTCTTACGAACATCCGACGATGACCATTCGTGGGGCGACTACACTCTTCCCGCAGAACCAGCGCATCACGATCAACATTGAGGGTGGCAAGTTCATTGGGCGGTTCGCTGGCGACGTATTCACCATTGAAAATCGTGAGCACCCTGATCTGGTCGTCAACCCGCCCTCTCAATGCCATCCAGTGAATGATCGCAGTTTCGCGACGGGCAGTGTCCTGGAGGGCGGGGCCTGGAAGCAGACTCAATCAGGTTCGTCTTGGTACGATTCCCGCGTCGTTAATGGTTCCTCGGGCGGGACAAACTTTGATCCTCGGGAATTCACGGCCTGGTGCGACAAGGAGATTCAGAGTCAACCCGGCCGCCTTTCCGTGGGCGGCCCGGTGGACTCCCGCAAAGCCTACGACAACATGGCCACCGACTCACTCTTCTGGGCTAGGGCCGGGAGCAAGGTGTTCTTGGAGGCCGAGGCCGAGGTCTTGTACATCGTCAACCTCCTTCCTTCCACGATCACCCGTGTGGCGGCCATGAAGCAGACCAACTTTGGTCCCAAGTTGGTCACAGTGCCCGTCGAGTTTTATACCATCTACGAGACTAACTATGGTGGTTACACGGTGACCGAGATCGGTATGACCAAGCCACTCAGTCAGCGGTCCGAGATCGTCACGGACCAGGACGGCGCTAAGCGCGTGGTCGCCTCGAAGTGGTCGGACGACCTGTATGTCACACTCACCTCTTCGGTTCCAAATCCAATTGACCCAAACCCGGTGGACATCATCGCCTGGCTCGTGGGGCAGTACACGTCGCTCGATGTGGACGGCGATTCGTTCGACCATGTGCGCACGCGATTGGAGAAATACCCCGTTCAGTTTGCGCTCTTGGAACGTAAGAATGTGATGGAATTGATTGCGGACATTGCCGTACAGAGTCGTTGTATGGTTTACGTCCGCGACGATGTGGTATACCTGAAGTATGCCTCGGAGGAACCAACCTTACTCAATCAAGGATTGACGGCTGTAACGATCACTGAGAGTGATGTATTGGCCAACACGTTGAAAGTCGGTCTCAGTAGCACGGATGACGTATTCACCAAGCACGTTGTCACCTGGTCGCGGAGCCAGTCGGAAGGCGAACTGAAGATCGTCCTCAAACACAACGTCGCCAAGTACGGCACGCATGAGAAGACCCTGGCGTACTACACGCAGAACCTTTACGACAATGTACTGAAAAGTGCTACGTTCTGGATGATTCGGGATGCGAATGTTTGGAAGACGGTCGAGTTCACTACGCCCTTGAAGTACTTGGACTTGGAGGTCTTTGATTGTGTGACGTTGGATTTGTCCGACGTGGCCCCGCAGCCGGTCAAGGCGGTCATTACGGCGGTGAAGTATGATGTGGGCGCAGAGGAAATTACCTTCACCTGCTGGACGCCATTGCGGGCGGGCGAGGCCGTTCCCTACGTTCATGCGTGGCCCGCCGACATCGCTGTGGGCACGATCTTCCCTACGGCCGAGGAGCGCTTGGCGGGTTTGGGTTACAACTTCACGGTTAGTCCACCGTCGGGACATCTTTTGTATGTTGCCCAGGAGCCGGACGGCAATCCGCCCGCAGTCCTGACATCCGGTGACGAGCATCCGTCCGATCTGGACGACGTATTGGAAACGTGCTTTTGCCCCGCCACGGACGACGCGATTATTGATGAAAATGACCCGATTATTCGTACATTGAAGAAGGCCAACCGTGACATACAGCAAACAAAGATTGATACTCCGGCGGCTGCCGGCGGGGTCAATGATAAGAAGGAGAAAGAGGATCGGGTCTGTGGCGAGGTGTTGTATGGGGATGCTGGTTGTATTTATACCGTAACCGTGACCTATCTGACGGCTAATCTTATAGGGATGGGTAACGGTGGTTGTGCAGGTCCTTGCGGTCGACCGGCCAGCACGAAAGGACTTGTTTGTGATAGTAGTTCCACGCAGATATGTCACACATTCACTGCTCTTTTCAGTGCATCTCTTTTTGCAAGTCAAATGAGAGTGAAGGCTCAAGAGTATTCGTCGACGCCACATTGCGGTGGAACAGGTTGGTGGGCGGCGACTGGCGAGACGTTCCCAGCTTGGGTTTCCGGTCCAACCCCACATGGCAGTGAATGCCTTGAGGTACCACCCGGTAATCAGAATGCACCGAATCAAGGCGAAGTCCGGAAACCGAGGGTGGCGGGAGGTTAATGTGTCAAGTTTTCCGCGCCGAATTTGGAACGGTCTGACACGCCGTACCCTGGAGACTGGGTATGTACAGCCTCCCGATGCGCGCGATTGGCAGGACATGGCGAATGAGATCGTCGCTGTTCAAAAACATCTGTCCACGGGTGACAGCGGTGAAGTGGGGCCAACGGGTGCAACAGGGGTCACCGGCCCGGCGGGTGCGAAGGGTGATGACGGTGCAACAGGGGCCACCGGCCCGGCGGGTGCGAAGGGTGATGACGGCGCAACAGGGGCCACCGGCCCGGCGGGTGCGAAGGGTGATGACGGCGCAACAGGGGCCACCGGCCCGGCTGGTGACGGCGCAACAGGGGCCACCGGCCCGGCAGGGGCCACCGGTCCGGCGGGTGCGAAAGGCGATGACGGCGCAACAGGGGCCATCGGCGGGGCGGGTGCGAAGGGTGATGACGGTGCAACAGGGGCCACCGGTGCGAAAGGTGATCTCGGCCCGACAGGGGCCACCGGCCCGGCGGGTGCGAAGGGTGATGACGGCGCAACAGGGGCCACCGGCCCGGCGGGTGCGAAGGGTGATGACGGCGCAACAGGGGCCACCGGCCCGGCGGGTGCGAAGGGTGATGACGGCGCAACAGGGGCCACCGGCCCGGCTGGTGATCCCGGTGCGAAAGGTGATCCCGGCATCCCTGGACCACCAGTAAAAGTTCGTGTAATGCCGTACGTTTTTGGGTCGGAGTATCAAGAAAACGATATTGTAACGTATAAAGGTGCTTTATACCAAGCTCGTAAGACGGGGAAATTAGGTTATCCATTTGATGGGTCTCAATGGATTCTGATTGTTGATCGTGGGGCACCTGGAATGGGTGGTGGGGGTGGGACTTCTTCTCCTGGACCTCCCGGCCCAAAAGGTGATCCCGGTCCAACCGGTCCTGCTGGCTCTCAGAGTTCTGAAGACATCAAGGCAGTGGCCGGGGAGGCAATCCATGCTGGTCAACCGGTTTATGTGAATCAAGTGGATACGTTAGCTTATCGGGCAGAGGCAGTATTAGGGACAACGAGTCAAATCTGTGGGTTTTGTAGGGGAGAAGTATTAACTGGTGGTACTTTCGACATTGTTCCAGTAGGAGGATTGGAGTTAACAGATTGGTCTATTCCTTTGGGAGGGATCGGTCTTCTGACCCCCGGAGCAATTTACTATTTGGATGCTGTTAGTGGGCAGATTACTACGATTCCTCCTGCATCCGGTTTCGTGGTACAAGTTGGGGTTGCAATGACGACAACACTTCTTGACATTAACATCAAAACAAGGGTGCGTCTTTAGAAAGGTGTTACAATGACTGTGGATTATCGGAAACCACTGGTGTTGAATGGTGGTCAACTCGAACAGATTCAATCTGGTGACGGAGTTGACATGGGTGCGTTTAAATTGCCTGAGTCGATGGGTGATCCCACTCAGGTTCTTGCCGTTCCGGCTTCCGGTACGGTACTGGAATGGGTGGACCCCGATGCTGGTCCTAGTGGTCCTAGTGGTCCTAGTGGTCCTAGTGGTCCGAGTGGTCCGACTGGAGCTAGTGGTGTCGATGACATCGGGATGGTTAATGACAATGCTGGGACTATTGTGATTGGTTCACCGGTTTACACAAAGTCTACCGGTGGTATTGATCTCGCTCGGGCGAATGCACTGGCCACCACGGAGGTACTCGGTTTGGTGAAGGATGCTTCGATTCTCACTACTGCATCCGGTCAGATTTTGATCGACGGTGTTCTGACAGCTACGACTGGCGAGTGGGACATTGTTGCAGGTACTACCGGCGGCCTGACTCCTGGTGCCATTTATTATTTGAGTGGGGCTACGGTTGGTTTACTCACGGAAACCGCCCCGACGACTGCCGGACAGTTTGTTGTGCGCGTCGGACGCGCGATCAGCGCCACGAAAATGGACTTGATGGTGATGGCTCCGATTAAGTTGTAATAACAATGATGACTTCCTGCCACCCAAGTGTGGCAGGAGGAGGAGTTTCAGTATGGCTCAACAGAGACCATTGATTGTGGATGGCGGACAGGTTCGTCAATTTACTGCTGGCGATCAGTTTGTGATTGCGCCGTTCATTTTTCCCGCTGCTGACGGTAGTCTTAATCAAGTTTTGGTTACTGATGGCAGTGGAAATCTATCCTGGAGTACGCGAGTTGGTCCGACCGGGCCGACTGGTCCGACCGGTTCGACCGGTCCGACCGGTCCGACCGGTCCGAGTTATGTTGCTACTTCGGTCACGTCTTTAGCAATTGGAACCGGGAGTAAGACCTTTACCACACAGGCAGGATTGGCGTATTTGACGGGTAATCGGGTACGTGCTGCCAGTGCGGCAGACGGGACAAATTTCATGGAGGGTTTAGTTACGTCCTATTCTGGGACTACGTTGGTTGTCAGTATTGATTTGATTGGTGGTTCGGGAACAAAAACTGATTGGAACATTGGTCTTGCTGGTCAACAAGGAATCCAAGGTTTAACTGGTTTGGAGGGTGATCAAGGTCCAACTGGTGCCACGGGGCCGAAAGGAGATACAGGACCTACGGGTCCACTTGCTATTGGTTCGGCGGTAACGTCTGGCACAACGGGATCAGTTTTATACGTTGGCACTGGTCCCGTCCTCGCACAAGATAATTCCTACTTCTATTATGATTCAGTTGCTCATAAACTGACAATTGGTGCGAATACTAGCGGGACATACGCTAAATTGCAGGCGATCGGTGGTGCATTAGTAATCAGTACGGCGGTTGCTACGGCCGATGCCTGTATTCATATTAACGACATTAGTGCAATTGCAAATCCAGCGACGAAAGGTCGTGTAATTCAGGCGAGTCCGTCTGTTGCTGCTCAAGCTGCTTGGAATCTTTATGGTGCGACCAGTGCGGGTGGTGCCATGCAGTGGTGGACATTCGGTATCAATACAGATGATAGTTTCCATATTGCAGCAGGTGCGGATCAAATTACAAACAATATGTTTGTAATCACAGGTGCCGGCAAGGTTGGTATAGGAATGGCTCCCACCACCAACTTTGCTGTGACTGGTCTGACAGGTGTTGCTGGCACGGCCGTGGTGATTGATGCCAATGGCAACTTCTACAAAACCTCGTCGGCGAGGAAGTATAAGAAGGACATCCAACCGTTGGCAGAGGAGTTTGTCAAGATTCTAGGTGCTTCGCCAGTGAGTTTTCGTTACATTGAGACGGATTGTCCGAGTGTGGGCTACATCGCGGAAGATTTTGTGGACTTGGGTTTGAAGAACCTGGTGGTCTGCGATGATGCCGGCCAGCCTGAGTCCATTCGCTACGAATTGATTTCTCTGTACCTGGTGGAACTTGTGAAGCAGCAACGAGCCACCATCGCGACCTTGACAGAAAAAGTAGACCGTCTGCTTGCCGCACAATAAGGCCCAGTATAAAAGGTGTAAAATGCGATTTCACGTTGTTGCCTTGCCACATACCCAGACGAATGTATTTCATTCTGCATGTGCGTTTACCATGAAGACCCTGCACTTTATCCAGATGATGAAGAGTCTTGGTCACGAGGTTTACCACTACGGTGTAGAGGGAAGCGAGGTGGAGTGCGACGAGGACGTGACGATCATGTCTCGCGCGGAGCAAGAGTCGTTCTTCGGCTCTTACGATCCTAATACCCTCTACGAGGTGGATTGGTCAGGCAGGGCACCGTATTGGAAGTTGATGAACGATCGGACTGCCGTTGAGATCAACAAACGGAAGCAGTCACGCGACTTCGTGTGCATCATCATGGGCGCATTGAATCAGTCGTTGGCTGAGACTGTCGGCAATGACGTGATGGTGGTCGAGTACGGCATTGGTTACAACGGCACTTTTGCCAAGTATCGGGTCTTCGAGAGTTACGCCCACATGCACAAGATTTATGGCGCTGAGGGCGGATTCGATCCGAACGGTTACTTTTACGACGCGGTGATCCAAAATTATCTGAACCCGGCCGACTACCCGCTCCAAGTTGAGAAGGGCGATTACTACCTCTACCTAGGCCGGCTCATCAAACGCAAAGGCATCAACATCGCTGTCGAGACATGCAAGCGGTTGGGCGCAAAGTTGAAGATCGCGGGGCAGGGATGCGTCAAGGTGGACGGCAACCGAATCCACTGCGCGGACGGCGAAGTTTACGCAGGCGACAACCTGGAGTACGTCGGTTTTGCCACCGGAGAGAAGCGGGCGAAGTTGTACCAGAACGCTATCGCGACATTCGTTCCAACTGTATATTTAGAGCCTTTCGGCGCGGTGGCAATCGAATCCCAAATGGCGGGGACACCCGTTATCACGACCGATTTCGGCGCGTTCCCCGAAACGGTCGAGCACGGCAAGACGGGATTTCGCTGCCGAACCCTTGACCACTTTCTCTTTGCGGCTAAGAGTGCGTCCACGTTGGACCCGCAGTACATCCACGAACGAGCCATGGCGAATTATAGTATGGATCGTGTGCGGTGGAAATATCAGGAATACTTTCAGATGTTGACGGACCTGTGGGGCCAAGGTTGGTACGCCGAGCGTGAGCGCCAACAACTTAACTGGTTGACAACTTTTGAGACGATGAAATGAGTAAAATACAACCAAGTTTCCCTGATTCGGTTTGGGACGGAAAGACAGGCAACCTTTTGCGGGACAAGTTCAGTTGTAATCCCACGGACGAGGATTGGGACCGTCTTACCGCCGAATTGATTGCAACTCAGGGGAAAGTCTTAGAGGTTGCTTTCGGATCAAACGGGGTAGTGGGACCACAAGGCCCAGAAGGCGTGAATTGGCACGGGACCTGGGACGGTGACCATGCTTATGCGGTCGATGATGCAGTCACCAGTGCTGGAACTTCTTACGTTTGCATCTTGGGGTGCACGAATCAGCAACCACCTAACGGGACCTATTGGGATGTGTTGGCTGCAATTGGGGCCACAGGTCCAAGCGGTCCGAGCGGTCCAAGCGGTCCGAGCGGTCCGAGTGGACCGAGCGGTCCCCCAGGCGACCCAGGCGACCCAGGCGACCCCGGTGACCCAGGTGATCCTGGTCCGAGCGGTCCGAGCGGTCCGAGCGGTCCGAGCGGTCCAAGTGGCCCTCAAGGTGACCCCGGTGACCCCGGTGACCCCGGTGACCCCGGTGACCCCGGTGACCCCGGTGACCCCGGTCCGACCGGTCCAAGCGGTCCAAGCGGTCCAAGCGGTCCGAGCGGTCCAAGCGGTCCGAGCGGTCCCCCAGGCGCTGATCTTACTACTATCGCTACTCTTAATAAGGCTTTCATCGAATCGTTTGGTAAGTCTTGGACGGACTTAGGCCAGCAACTTAGTGAGACGGCGATTGTGAGTCTTTGCTACCTCGGTAACGGAATTGCTTCTGCTGGAACTTACCCACATGGAAAACTTCTTCGATCCGTTGACTACGGAGCAACATGGTCAGATCAGTCATCCGGGGAGACGGCGATTGTGAGTCTTTGCTACCTCGGTAACGGAATTATTCTCGCTGGAACTAGCGCACATGGACAAATTCTTCGAATCACCTGACTATGGAGTAACGTGGTACAACTTAGGTCAGCAACTCAGTGAGGTTTGTATTCACGATATTTGCTACCTCGGTAACGGAATTGCTCTTGCGGGAACCAGTGCAACTGGACGCATTTTTCGATCCACTGATTACGGAGCAACATGGGTACACGTAGGTGGGCAATATAATGATACCCAGATTTGGGATTTTGCTTACCTCACTAATGGAATTGTTCTTGCTGGAACTGCCGAGAATGGAAAAATTCTTCGGTCCGCTAACTACGGAGCATCATGGTCAAGTTTAGGTCAGCAATTTAGTGAGACTTTTGTTAGCGCTCTTTGTTACCTTGGCAACGGAATTGCTCTTGCTGGAACTAACTCGAATGGAAAAATTCTTCGATCTACAGTATACTAAAATGCACCTCACTGATCGGCAATTATGGTAGTACATGATCAATCTGATACTTCTTGACTACTGGGATAGGACTATGGTTTGTGACCGGCGAAACGTCATTGTGATCCGCAAAGAACAGCGAACGATCGTGCGCTGTGCCGACCCCGCCTGCGCCTTCTTCACGAAGGAGGTGACAGATGAGCAGTGCGCCACTTGTCCGCGCAGCAAATTACCGACCATGCCAAGTCTGACACGGCAGGCAATTCACTATACAATGGCACTAGGCGGCTGGGTTACGGCCGGTCGACCTGAACGCACCGATGAAGAGGTTCGTCAACTCTATGAGACACACTGTGCTAAGTGTGATTGGCGAGTTGGCCAGAAGTGCCGTGGTTGCGGATGCAACATTGCGCCCACCGGCTCGCCACTTCGGAACAAGATCAAGATGGCGACGGAGCACTGCCCGAAGGGGTTGTACTAACTGCCTAGAAGTTTCCGGTACAGTTCCGCCTCAGCGATTGCGTCTGCTAAAGCGTCGTGCGGCTTCGTGTTTGTGATCCCGTAGACTCGGCACAGATTGGTCAGGGACACGCTCTCAAACGGCATGGGCAGACCGAGCAATCCGCACTTGTCCTTGAATGCTAGTGCGAGGATCATGGCATCCCGCGGGTGGATGTGGAAGAAGTGCTCCAGACCGGCAGTCCCCAGCCAGGCCGTGAGGAAGCTATTCTCAAACGTCCAGCGGTGTGCCAGTGGGATGAGGCGCTTGTCGACCGGCAAGTCCAGTTCGTCGAACCACTCTTGGAGTAGATCGACTACTCGCTCTTGGGTTGGGGCGTCTTGGAGGGTTTCGAGATCGAGATGGTTGATTTGCAAAGCGCTTGGGTCGGCACGCTCGGGGTGCTCGGGGCGCACGTAGGAGCAGAATGGGGACCCTGACGGGTGCAGTTTGGCATCTAGCGGGACGATGGCAATCTGTATCAAGTCATGGTAGCCGGCCAGTGTACCGGTGGTTTCTACGTCAATTGCGGCGATGACGTTGCCGTAGAGATAATGCAATGTAGGCCTTCCCATGTCTCAAAGAGTGTTTAACCGTGCAAACTGCCCGAAGTATCGGGAGGCAGCTTCGTTGTATGCAAGGGCAGCTTCTTTTGGTGTGCCCCAGCACTTCAAATAAACACGTTTGCCGTCAAGTTGTATTCGAGCCATCCACTTGTCTCGAAACTGAGTGACACCTTTGAAACCTGTTGTGTTAGTTACGTATCGAACGCCGTTGCCTTTGTTTTGGGATCGAGTTGCAATCCGTAGGTTAGCTCTTTGATTATTTAGTTTGTTGCCATCAGCGTGGTCGATGTCAAGGTGTCCTTTGTGCAGGCCCAAAAGACCGGCAATTACAGGGTGCATGAATATATTCCTCTGTTTACCGTTCGCACGAGGTAGATTTCGCCCGGCGTAGTGACCGTGGTAGTACCACTTCCACTGCATCAGGTATTCGTAATCCTCGTCGTCTACTAAGGCTTCCTTGCCTTTCGTCAGCGGGATTCGTTTCATGTTGGTTGGATGTTGAGCGGGTTCTTCTGGACTTCAAGGGGATTGTTCGGCAGATCATTTAGCGCCGTCGGCAGTAGACCCTCTTCAATGAGAGATTGGGTCTCGTAGAGGCAGGCCAGATTCCAGACGGCCGCAATCAGGTGCGGCTCGTCTCGGTCGCCTCGCAGGAACTTGCAGAGGTGACGCAGGGCACTGTCGGCGAACCTACGAAGGGGAATCCCCTTGCGCCAGTTGTCGTCGCCATACTTCACCGCGCCCTCCTCGAAGTGCTGGGCTAGGCGGATCAGTGTCCGCATAGGGAGTAGGTCCATGCGTCCCTTGCCAGTCTGGCAATCACGTACTGCTCCGGTGCAAAATTTGGACCTTGAACCCGAGTCTTTTATTGTAGGGGCGGTCATTGTCTATTCCTCGTAAATCCAAAGGTGCGTCGTCTTCTCTTGCCGGACATGGAGTTCGCGTAACCATGCGCGGATGCGCGGGTACCTGTCGGGATCGAATCCTAGTTCGCTGAGCGCCGTCCGTAACTTGGCTTTGGTACAAAGCAGGTAGTTCGCAACAGTAATTAAATCGTTGATGGATAGTGGTCTCATCGGGTCAGCCTCCCATCGACGACGACCCAGGGCTCAGTCGGTGTTTCGGGGTCCCAGGATAGATTGACGACGTACTTTACGTTTCCGGTATGCGAACCCGCGGGGTGCTTCGATGGCAGCGCGCGGGCGATACGCGGTTTGCTCCACTTCACTCCCTCTTCATCCGGCAGTTGAGCACGAAACCGTTCGCAGAAATCCGAGAACGGAATCCGGCTTCCCGGTATCGCGTGGCAGTGTTCCGCGATGAACTGCTCCACCGGGGTTCGGCGGAGGTCTTGTGCGGCCACCTTGTTGTGTGTCTCGACTACGGGGATGCGAAGTCGGCCGTCCGCACTTGGCAGTGGCAAGTCAAGCAGCGTGCGAAGGAAGGCTGGCGCCTCTTCTTTGAGATAATCGTCCATCTTTCGGCGGGGAATTTCGATTTCCAGTGGCGCAACGTGGGCCATGGTAATCCGCGTGTCGCCCGGGAAAATGGGGCAATACTCCGGGTAATTAGAGGTTTGGACGAAATGTAGAGTATTCGGAATGGCGTAGGTGTCGGTCCGCATCTTCCGTACGGGAAACGTCGGACTGAGTACCCATTCTTTGATTTTGGCCAGCGCTCCCGGCGTATGGGAGATGTCGATTTCTTCCACATACGCGAGGATGGCTGTTGCTAGTTCCCCATTGAATCCATTTTGATTTTGAAGGGCGTTGTTTGCACTAACCAAACCCTTAGTGACGAGAATGGCAAAACTTTCGTGGAAAATTGATTTGCCGCAGTTCTCGTCGCCGTACAAAAATAGGTAGGGCAAAGGGCAAAAGGGTTCACGCAACAGGCAGGCCGACCAGAGTAGTCCATAGTCGGCCCCGGTCCGGATGTTGGCTCGCTGTGCCCACGGCATTTCCTTCAATGGCCCATCCAAGTCGCAGAAGCAGTGCTGCAAGATCATGTCCCAGTGTGGGTGTGGTCCTTCTGCGTCGGCCGGCTTCACTTTATATTGGGCCGCGTCCAAATTCCATTGACGGTCACCGGGGTATTCGGGTTGAAATGGCAGATTGACAAGCTTCCAGTGCCGTGCCCAAATATCTGCGATGATTACGTCAACCTCGGGCTTCGATTTACCTTCTCTAAGCAGTAGTCCCCTCATATCGTCCTTGTTACCGTCAACCCAGACGCCGTTCTGTGCCCGGCCGTACCAGCCAGCGCTACGACCAGCCGGAGTTACCACGAAACGGGCGATCTTGTCGTGCTCGGCATAACTCTCTTCGTTCGCTTGAGCCTGAACCTCCGACTTCACTTTCAACACGCGCGTTAATTTTTTGCCATCGTTGATCCATCCCGGAGGGGCTACTTCCTCTTTGTTTTCTTTGGTGATGCTGAAGACAATCCTTCCGTCCCGTTGGGTCTTCAGTCGGGTTTCCCGTTGTTGGAGGTGTTCGGGGATGTCCAACTTTTGCCCAAGTACCTCCACGACTTCACCGGCTTCGACGGCAGTCGGAAATACATAGCCACCATTGTTCGGGGCTTCGGTGCCGCCGCCCGCTTTTGCGGCCGTTGACAGATTGGCGGCTTTGTTGAAGTCGCAGGTGGTCCAACCCACACCATCCTGTTCCCACATGTCGGCCTCGTCGACACCGGGAGAGAATCGGTATACCCGCCATGCTCCATCTTCGGCGGGGAAGCAGAAGCAGTTGGGCGTTGCGGGGTCCCGTCCCTTTGAATTCGTCCGGAAGAAACCTTTGAGCTTTAGGCTGGTGCGGTGTTCGGGGTTGTCAATTAGGGCTTGTAGCGCGTGGGTGTGGGTTTGCAGCAAGTGGAAGTCCGGCACCCATACAGTGGAAAATCCGGAGCGGCCGAGTTCTTCAATGATTGCCTTGTGCATCGCATCCAGGGGAACCAATCGACGACTACTGGCAAGACTCTCGAACGGGTCAATGTCCTCGGCCGGCAGGTTGGCGATTAGGACTTTCGCTCGTTGGCGGGTGACGACAGCCAGGTGGTCGTGCCAGTTGGCTGGTAAATCACTGCTGGAGAGTGTTTGGGTCGCCGACTTGATAATTTCTAGGCCGTGGTTCTCAGCAGTCATCTTGCGGTGCCAGACCCACATGTTGCCTCCACAGGCATCGATCTGGCTCGCAAAATCAAAGCCCGTGGTGGAACTCATCATGCCCAGCACCGCGCGGGCCAGTGCGGCATGGACGGTGTGATTTTCGGTGGGGATTCTGTCAAGATAGACATAGAGGTGAAGCCCGGTGCCGCCGGTGCTGCGGCGGACTTCGACGTACGGCAAGTCGCACGCCATCGACTTGACCTTCTCCAGCTCTTCGTCTGTTAGTCCCACCCCCTTCGCGTGGCCGATTAAGGAGTCCACGTCAAAGGCCACCCACAATGATCGTCGTGTCGTCCACTCCCAACCCGTACAACCAATGGCCTCCGCGTGAAGATCGAGTGGCCATTGAAGTTCATAGTCATGCCACTCAGGCTGACTGTCGGCCTTCTTGGGCGTGCGGATATTGAACCACTCGTTTACACCATCGGTATACGTGCTCCGTTTGCCGTCCACGGGTTCGCCAGAGTCGGCAGCAACCTTGACTTGGACCTCCAGTCCGGGGAAGTGAATGAGGATTCGTCGAAGCAAGTCCGGGCCGTTGTGACGCGGCAACTGGGCTTCAAGGAACGCTCGGATTGACTGATTGACTGTTGGCATTTGTGCCTCTTCTTAGTGTTCATCTAAAAATAGGACTAATTGAGTTATTTGTAGCTGAAAACTACCTGAAAATTTTCTGAAACTTTTCTGAAAACTCTCTGAAATATCGCTACAAATAAGGCGGTCCGGTCTAGTTTAAGACGAACACTGTGATGAAATTCAATTCACTCTTTTGCGAGGAACATCTTGTGGGCAACGAATTGATGACTTTTGACCTGACTCAACTTCCATCCACTCAACTTGGCAGTGACGAGGCGTACGCTGAACTCTCCCGCGGAGGCGACTTCCTCAAGTACGTGAAACTGTACACCAAGGGTGCCGACATTGATAGGGGTCGCATACCCCCCGGACATTGGGGTATCCCCGAGGCCGGTAATGAGGAGATTGTCGATCTTGGCGACTCGATCACCGTCCTGCCGCTGGCCCGCCGACCCAAGGCCCTCGATACAAGCGACAAATCCGCTATCGTCGTTTCCTACGACGAGCAGTCCGACGAGTTCAAGCGGATTGCGGCCCAGTCGATGGTCAAGGAAAGCGGCTGCCAGCACGGCGTCAGCTTTCTTGTCTTGGAAAAGTCCACCGGGCAGTTTCTTGAGGTCTACTTCGGCAACAAGTCCAGCCGGCCGGAGGCCAAGAAGCTCTTCCCGTTCTTGCCGCTCGCTCAGGCTGACATCGACCGGCGGGCCGCCGCTGGCGCCGATGTCACCGGTTTGGAGCCGCATGACCCCATGCCCGTGACGCTGAAGGTCCGCCTCGCGGAGAACAAGCGTAACCAGTCGTGGCACGTCCCGATGGCAGTGAAGTCGTCGGCTCCGTTCGGGAAGACTCCTTCCACGGCAATCGTCGTGCGCGAGATCACCAAGTTTCTCACGGTCAAGTCGGGTGGCACCGAGAAGGTCGCCGAGCCGGCCCGTAAGGAACGCGCTCGTTAGTTACCCGTTGTGGGCTCCTCCGCTCGGCGTCCGGGTTCGGCCGTCTGACCGTGGGAAGCTGGAACAGGTGTGCCACGGCCTCAACCGAGTGCTTCGGTGAAGGGGATTCCAGCGAGCGGATTTATGAATGCCGATGCCGTAATCATCCAGATGCCGTCGACTGACTTTCAGACCCTCTTGGGTCTGAGTCAGCCGGCGCTTGGACGCAGCCTTGCAGAAGAGGCTGATGCGAGTTCGATCGACTTATCGGACACGGAACGGTTCTTAGCGTGCTTGGCTTCGTTGCAGTGTGGACCGATTACATCCCGACTGTTCGCCCATGTGTCGTTCAGTTTGCTTGTGGCTGCCGAAGAGCGTGACATGCTCGACATCTTACAGGTTGCGGGGATGCCTTTCGCCCTCGGAGAAACACTGCAACGAGGGACGCAACTTGCCGTGGTCACAGGGACACTCGCACAGTGGCGTGCCGCGGTAGAAGCGGGCTCGGTGAAAGATAGCCAGGCCAATATACGGGCGTTCTTCAATCGCGTGCAAGGTTTGTTTGAGGCCAGGCGCATCGGCGCCTGGAAAGACTTTGATCAGCATCAACTACCCGACCGCACTTTGTACCTGACGCACAAACGATGACACAAGTTCAAGAAGTCAAACTCATCCATCGCACCGCAGGCGGCTCTCTGGTCCGTTCGACGGCTACACTGGCGTACGTCGGTGGGCGCATCGAGTTCTTGAAAAGCCCCTTCGCCTTGAAGGACGAGATCAAGGCAATGACCGGCTCGAAGTGGCATGGCTATCTCGATCCGCCACGGCAAATTTGGTCAGTCGCCGATTGCCAGCGCAATCGCTTTCAACTTTCCTACCTCATGGGTGAGGATACGTACGCCTGGTTCGACCGGGAAGTGCAGAAGCACGAGTACACTCGCCCGCTGATGCCGCATCAGAAGGATTTAGCCGATCACTTCCTGACCTATCACTATGGCATCATGGCGGCCGAGATGGGGTGCGTGGACGGAGAGGCCCTTGTCCACGTCAACAGGGCTGGCAAGGGATTTAAGATAAGTTTGGCCGAGTTGTGGCGCAAGTTTCATGGCGGGCAGGACCGTGGTCGGGCGTGGGATCAGTTGATTCCTACCTACATTCGCTCTCTGTGCGGCGACACCTTGCGCCTCAACCGCATCGTACACGTACTCGACAAAGGCGTCCAATCGGTCGTGCAAGTACGTCTGACGAACGGCATTTCGATCCGTGTTACTCCCGACCACGAGTTCTACAACTTCGACCTGAACCTTGTTCGCGCAGACGTTTTGCAGCCGGGCAGCCGCGTCTTGGTGAGCGGGCTTCTCAGTACAGGCGTCGGGACGTGGGAACCGTTAGCACGCTGCGACACAGGAGAATACGTCTGGGTGGCTTGTCCGGGCCATCCGCGCGCCGGGCGTCGTGCGACGATGCACGAGCACGTCTTGGTCATGGAGAAATACATCGGGCGGTATCTCCACGATGACGAAGTAGTCCACCATATCAACGGGCGTAAGGACGACAACCGCTTTGAGAACCTGCAATTGCTGCGAGACGCTGAACATAGAAGGCTTCATGCACGAAGGAATGGTTTCAGGAATCTCTCGGGCGGCCGAGAACGAGTTGACTTCAATGCGGCGTTGGGAACTGTGGAATCCGTGACGCCCGCTGGAAATACCAGAGTCTATGACGTGGTGTGTGCGGACCCGTACCGCAACTTCGTCGCCAATGGCTTTATCGTCAAGAATTGCGGCAAGACCCTGGCCGCCCAGGAGGTGATGGAGCGGTCTGGCATCAAGGACTGTTGGTGGATTGGCCCGAAGACAAGCCTGCCTAATATTCAGCGCGAATTCCGTCGCTGGAATCTTGATCCAATGATTCATGTGGAGATGTTGAACTACGAGGCACTCAAGCGGGTCATTGATGAGTGGGACCCTACCATGCCAGTTCCGCAGTTGGTGGTCTTTGACGAGTCGAGCCGCTGCAAAGGTGCAACTTCCCAGCGAAGCGAAGCGGCTCAGCGGCTTGCCGATATGGTGCGAGATAAATACGGATACGATGGCTACGTCATTGAAATGTCGGGCACGCCGAGCCCGAAGTCTCCACTGGATTGGTGGCGCCAGTGCGAAATCGCCTGGCCCGGTTTTCTCAAGGAGGGGTCGCCTAAAGCGTTGGAAGCCCGCCTCGCGTTCCTTGTCGATCACGAGTTTGACGCGGGCATCTTCAAGAAACGCTCTGGCTGGAAGGATGACGAGCGGAAGTGCAAGCACTGTGGAAACTTTGAGGGAGACGAGCACGAGGGACATCGGTACGAACCCAGCGTTAATGAGGTTGCCTACCTGTACGACCGACTCAAAGGCTTGGTCATCATTAAGCACAAGAAGGACTGCCTCGATTTGCCGGATAAACAATACCGTCGCGTCTACTGTAAACCCAATGCTAGTACACTGCGAGCGGCTGAGGCGCTTGTCTCGTCTGCTCCTAATACGATTACCGGCCTGACGCTACTGCGCGAGTTGAGCGACGGCTTTCAATACCATGACGTGCCCGATGGCAAGACTTCCTGCCCTCATTGTTGCGGTAATGGCCAGGTTGATGAGTGGTTCGACGCGGACGGAACGACTTACCAGGATGCCAGTCTGATTGATCGGCCCCTGGAGAAACACTTAGTCGATTGCCCCCGCTGCCACGGCAAGAAAGAAGTTTCCAAGAAGATTCGCGTTGCCAAGGAATATCCGTGCCCGAAGGACGCGAAACTTCGCGAACTTCTGGACGAGTGCGAGGAAACTGGCCGCATCGTGATTTTCGCGGGGTTTACCGGGTCGGTGGATCGTGTTGCTGCGATCTGCCTCAAGGAAAAGTGGGACGTGGTGCGGTGCGACGGCCGGGGCTGGCTGGTGACTACACACGAGGGCAAGACGGTCCTGGACGAGGAGGCGTTGGACTATTGGTCCGATCTCGACCATCCGCGGGTGGCCTTCGTGTCTCACCCGGAGACTGGTGGGATGTCGTTGACGCTAACTGAGTCACGCATGGCAGTGTACTGGTCCAACAGTTGGAAGCCGGAGTATCGAACGCAAAGCGAGGATCGTATTCACCGAATCGGGATGGACTTGAACAAGGGGTGTGTAATCGTTGATCTTTTGCACTTGCCGTCTGACGAGCGGGTGCTTGATGTAATCCGTGAGAATCGCCGTCTGGAATTACTCACGCTAGGTGAAATACTAGGCGGCATCAACTGGGAGAAGCAATGATGGGCGACACAACGGGAAAAGAAAAGGAGAGACGGATCATCAAGTTGTTTGTAGGTGCCGTCGCTGTGGCGATGCTTATAGGTGCATCACTTGGACTACGTGATGGACTGCGTGACCAGGCATGTCAGTTGGCGGATGTGCAGTCGAGTTGCGCCGACTTACGTTTTCAACTCCACGAACAGGTCGGCATGTTACTGCGGCGTTTCGATGCGTCTATCGCCTACGAGCTTATCGATGCAGTCACGGTCCGGGTAGAAGTCGGTAGGAGTTCGGGCACCGGTGTGCTCGTGACTCGACAGGTCGGCGACGTTCGCAAGACCTACGTCTGGACCGCTGGTCATGTTGCTTTGTGCGTTCGCGATGATGATGGCACATTCGGTCCTCTGAAGGTCTATCAGGAACGACGTGAAGCCGGCAAGTACATTGACTCCGTGAAGACCGAAGCCAAGGTCATTGCTTACAGTGATCCCGATAAGGGCGATGATCTTGCCTTATTGGAAATTTTGCAAGACAACTTCACCACGGCATCAGCGACTTTCGATCTTACTGGCCCGTTGCCGGTCGGTACGCCCATAGTTCACATGGGTTGTACGTTGGGTCTATACAACAGTGCAAGTCTGGGAGTCATTTCGCAGACCGACCGTGATCTGTTAGAGCCGGGTCCGATGTTCGATCAGACATCCTGTATGGGCTACCCCGGTAGCAGTGGTGGTGGCGTGTACACGACGGACGGCAAGTGCATCGGTCTGCTCGTCCTCGGTGCCGGTCCCGGTTTGAATTTCATCGTACCTGGTCGGCGGATGTTAGTGTGGGCCCGGAAGATGAAGATCGAGTGGGCACTGGACCCGACTGTCCCTATGCCTATGCACATGGTACGGGACGAGAGTCCGCTGGACGATGGCATCGCCGTTGAGGTTGACGAGGATAGTGTCGCACCAATGCCGCCACCTGGCGGCCCCGCATAGGAGATTAAGTCATGGTGATAAGCGACGCAAAGGTCATTGAGATCAAGCAACTTCTTGCGCAGGGTCGGTCCCAGCCGGATATTGCCCGAGTGATGAACGTAAGTCGGTCGGCGATCTCGAATATCGCCACTGGGCGGTCGCATCGGAAAGTGCCTTGGCCGGATGGCTATGAGTCTAAAAACTCGGGCGGTCAGTACAAGGCAGTCGAATACGACCCGACGAATGAGCGGATCATGGAGTTGGAGAGCGAGATTGTCCATCTGACGGATGAGCGCGATCGAGAACGAAAGCGGGTCAAGGCCGGCGCCAAGACTGCCGGGCTGTTCAAGGCGATTGTCACGGAGATGGAACAGCGGGTGAAACCGTTTGAGGCGTTGCCGACATTGTACATTCCTGCTCAGAAGCCAAAGATTGTCGAAGACTGCGTGATGCACCTCAGTGATGGGCATCACGACGCTGTGGTCAAACCCGAGGCCGTAGGCGGTCTGGAGTGTTACGACTTTCCGATTTCCTGTGTCCGGGCTGAGCGGTATGTGGATACCATCATTGATTGGACCCAGAAGACGTTGGCGCCGACATTTTCGTTTCCGACTCTGTGGGTCCTGGCCTATGGCGATCATACCAGCGGCGAAATCCACAAAGCGTGCGAGCGGAGTTACTACCGAAACCAGTTTAGGAACTGTTTGGCTATTGGGCAACTTCATGCCTTGATGATCCGTGATCTGGCCCCGTATTTTGGTCGAGTCAACGTCCTCTACCTGGCCGGCAACCATGGCCGCCGCTCGGTCAAGAAGGACTACAACGGGGCCCTGGAGAATTGGGATTTTCTCGTCGCCGAGGTAGCCCGGCTGCACTGCAAGGACCTGGGTAATGTTGGTTTCGTCATTCCTGATGCTTGGTCGGCTAACATTCTGATTAACGGCGTCGGCTTTACTGTCAGCCATGGCGATGATGTTCGGGGCAGTCTGGGTCTGCCGTGGTATGGCGCCGTGCGAAAGCAGAAAGGCTTGATTGCATTAGGTGCCATGACTGGGCAGCGACCCCGCTACTTCGTGATGGGCCACCACCATACGCTGGCGACTCTCTCGGACATCGACGGCGAGATGTTGGTCAACGGAAGTTGGATTGGGACCGATCCATTCGCCTACAACGCCTTGGCCGGGTATCGGGAGCCGTGCCAGCTTTTCCACGGTGTTAATCCCAAGTACGGCGTCTCCTGGCGGCTGCATGTGAAACTCAAGGATGAGAATGAACGCAAGCAGCCAACTCGGTACCTGATCGACAACGGCCGCGAGATTGGGCCAGCATAAGGACCTAAGCAATGCCATTTGTATCGCAATCGCAACGGGCGTGGATGTACGCGAACAAGCCGAAACTGGCAAAGAAGTTCGAGGCGCACACGCCGAAGGGCACCAAACTTCCGAAGCACGTCAAACCAAAGAAGGGCAAATGATATGGAGCGGTTCGACATCGAGCACTGGCGGGATGGCGAACGACTTGAGAAGTTCACTCTGTCTCCCACCATGATTCATTGCGACGGACCTGTCGCCAGTATTGTGATCCCCGCCGGCTTATTTGAACTGGCGACGACCGACGAAATCCGCTTCAACCGAGACGGCTTGATCGAAGTGTTGATACTATGTCGACCGAACACGAACGAGCGTTGAATCGCGCGAAGCAGCGGCGGTTCCAGTTACGCCATTTTCCGCAACTCATGGAGGAGCGAGAACTTAGGCGAGCGAGACGACCCCCCAGTCTGCGCTCCTGTAGTTTCCGTACCTTCGAGTTGCTTGACCCGCGTACCGATCAACTTCGGATTGTCGGTTGTTGCAAAACCCCCGGTAGACCGTGGGCTGGGCTTTGGTCCGTGCGGTATGTCAGCCGTAGTCGATGGGCAGCGTGGCTACGCGAAT